GAAGAGCCCAAAGAGGGTACGATTTTTATCTTTGCAAAAACCATCGACTTTGGTGAATTAGAATTGGAGTTAGTTAATGTCTGATATTCCTAAACCAGATTACGCCGAACTGGTAAAGCAATCCGGTATTCCTACCGATGCGGCCAGTTGGAAAAAAGTGCTTAAAGACGAAATGAAAGCGGAAGAATGTATTATTTCGAACGATTCGCTGTTTTCCCCGTTCTGGCGCTTGATTGAATCGGCAGTGATTAAAACGACGTTGTGGCTCATCAATACGTTATTGGTCGGCCACGTATTGCCAAATATGTTTGTTGCTACGGCAGCAGGTGAATGGTTAGACATGCAGGCTTGGCAATGCAAATTAATCCGTAAGAGCGCCACTAAGGCCAAAGGGGCTGTCGTTTTTCAACGTGCAGCCGCGAAAGGACCTGCATTAGTCATTCCCAAAGACACTTGGATCCAGACTGAAGTCATTAACGGCAATATTTACCGCGTTCGTGTACTTGTTGATACCACATTGCCAGAAAACGAAACGCAGGTATTGGTTGAAGTGGAAGCTGAAAATGACGGTGCAGCTTACAACCTTGGCGAAGGTTATTACCATATTTTATCAACGGCCATATCTGGTATAGCTGCAGCGACTAATCCGGCTGAATGGCTAAATGAAGCAGGGGCCGATAAAGAAAGCAATGATGAATTGCGCTTACGTATCCGTAACCAATGGAGTGCGGTAGCTAAATGGCACATTGACGCAGCTTACCGTTCATTACTGACCAGCCGCGCTGGGATCAATGACGATAACGTGTATTTCGAGCATAACGCGCCGCGTGGTGCAGGTACCGCAAATGCTTATATTCTACTTGATACCGGTGAACCGTCACAAGATATGTTAACCGACTTAAATACCTACATCCGTGAACAGGGACAGCACGGACATGGTGATGACCTGCAAGTGATGGCGATGCCAGAAACGCAACATAACATTGTTTGCCAGATATGGCCGTTTCGTTCTCTGACGATGGATGAGCGTTCAGGACTAAAATCCGCGGTTGAAAAATTCATTGGAGCGGCCTTCCGTGAGAATGCTGATTATCAGCCTACGGTCACTAATCCGATTTTACGTTTTAGCTTTTCCAAACTAGGGCAAGAACTACACGGGCAGTTCTCGCAAATTGAATCACTGGAATTTGATAATGCCGACATCATCAACAACCTGACGGTACCACGCATTCAGATGTTGGGGGTCTCCATTGAAAATACCTGAGATAAAGCTGCGTTATTGGATGGGCAGAGGTGAGTTAGCAAAACTTGCTCGCGCACTGCGTAACTACTGGGGGCATATGAAAGCCGCCTTTGAAATGCCGCTGCAGCAACATGATCCACTGATTGCTCCCATGGCATTGGTGAATATTCTAGCCTGGCAACGTGGCGTTGAAAAACTAGGGCAAGAGCCTGAAGCGTTGTTTCGTATTCGTGTCGCGCATGCTTACGGTTTTTCCCGTGATGCCGGTTCAGTTTCAGGCTGGGAAGATATGTTTGCCAAACTTGGCTATCCGCATATCGCCCAAGATGAAAGGTTGGCTGACATCGATTGGGATGTCATCAGCCTAAAAATACAGGATGGTGACTTAACGCATGTTCCTAAATTATTAGACACCGTTATCCGCCAGTATGGGCGCACGTGTCGACGTTACCAATACACCAGTTATGTTGAAATGCCGTTGGCTGTGCGAAGTAAGAATATCGAAGCGCAATACACAACGTCACATGTTAAGACACGGCTAAATGTAGGCATGTTACCGAACATGTTTAATGTTAATTGTGAATATTACCAAGCCACCGCGAAAGGTTAAGGATTGAACGAATGACAAATACCACTGATAAACAGATTTTAACGGCGGCAGGTAAGGCGCTATTAGCACAGCTTAACGCTGAAGAAAAAGCACTTGTTATCGATAAGATGATTTTTGCTAATTTACCAAATCGCCCTTTGTTTCCGCAGCCTGATGATGTGGTGCCGAGTAATTATATTGAGCATGAAAAAGTAGTTGAACAGCGTGGGCGTCTTTCAGTCGACTCTGTTATCTACAGCACGACATTGGAAAGTAAAGACGGGCCTTTTGAGTTTAACTGGACTGGCACGTATTGTTCAGAATACGGCGTGTTAGTCACCATTGACCATCATGCGCTTACCCCTAAAACAGCCGATGAACCAGGTGTCGCAGGTAATACACTAGTGCGTTCGGTGGTGTTGGAATACAAAGATATTGCCGCGATCACTAATATTACGGTTGACGCATCAAGTTGGCAGTACAACGCTAACCCACGTATGAAGAAAATGGATAGTGATACTGCTCAGGCTATCATCGACCAAAACGGCAAAGATTGGTTTATTGAAGATGGTTTTCAAGTCACACCCCAATCAACAGCTTTCAATATCAAAGCGGGTGCCGGCTATGTATCGGGCAACCGTATTATGCTTGAATTCGATCGCACAGTTCTGGTACCTAACAAGCCATCATTTATCTATGTAGATGCACATCGTGAAGGTACACCAACAGGTGAGCAGGTCATGTTGTTTGATTTCGTTGTTACAGTCGAAGAAAAAGACGACTACGTGGACGCGCAAGGTATCAAGCACTTTGTTTGTAAGATCGCACAGGTGTTGGTTGATAGCAGCGTTAGTGATTTTCGGCCAGAGGGAGAAGTGGCAACAGGATTTAAAACACACACATCAATGCTGACAGGTAATAATGGAATACTTGAAGGTTCAATTAAGCAACTTCTTAAAAAGCGGTTTATAAATGAAGCTTTTCTAAAAGTTAATAATAACGCTGGTTTGGATTCGCTTTTTTCTGTCGGAGGAAAGCCTGTCGGGAACATAGAATCTGTAAACATTGGTTCGCTTGAAATTATTGTAAATGGCAAAACACATGCCCTTTCAATGTATGATCCTAGCAATGCGATATCGTTCGAAGCATTCGGTGCTATATCTGGCGGTGTTGTAAATAATGATGAAGCCGTAGAAAGAATGCGTAAGTACCTGATTGGCAATAAAGGTGGCGCTATCCGAATACCTAATGCAGAAGGTGGCTGGGGGATTGAGCATACTATTTGGATACCATCGAATACAACAATGTACTGTGAGGGGGAGTTTGTAGCAAACGGAATTATGACCCCGTATGAGAATATGATGTCTCCAGATATAGGCGCTGAAAATGTCACAATATATGGTTTGAAGTTAAATGGAAATAACCAGCCTGCGGTATCTGGTTTTATGCCACGACGTGGTTGTAAGAGTCTGAAAGTATTGGGTTATAGTGGGCGTAATTTCAAACACGATAAAGTACGAAAGGGGGGGCGGGGATTAAGCCTTGATGGCGGCGCTGATGGAGGTGGCCATAAAGATGTATTAATCAGTGGCGTGTCAATTAAAGACTCTTATGAATTGTTCAGTATTGCGGCTGATAATGAGCATGTGAATGTAAATATTGTTATTACAGATATGACGGCTGAAAATTGTGAATGTTTGACGAATATTTTTGCCAATACGCAGGCTGATTTCCCTCTTGAACCCAGTAAAATATCTGCGATTATCGGTAGAATAACCGCCCGCAATTGTGGCGTCTCAAAAACATATATACGTAATGGCGCATTAATTAACTCGCAGGGTGGCGGTAATGTAATTATCGGTGATGTTATCGTTGTTAACGATAATGAGTATGTAGGGGACAAAAAGCCAAGCATACTTAAGGGGAAGATGTCGAACGTGACGATTAATCGACTGATGTATTTTGGTGATTGTGATTATGTTTATGATAATTCAAAATGGACAGAGCAGGATGCTCAGTATCAAGATGATTTGGTATCAGAAGGTATTCATGCGAAAGAGATCAAGGTTTATGGTACGGCTAATGAAATATTATATATAGGGAAGGCATCAAATGGTCAGCCAACACTAAAAGACAGTACGATTGAGGCTACAGTATCAAAATGTATTACAAATAAAATTATATCATCCCTCGATTTGGATTTAAGGGGGGTATATGTGAACCTGACCCGTACCGATACAGACACAATTATAGTTGGTAATTTAAATAAGTTACTAAAAGATGGAATAAATTGGAATAGCTTTATAGGACGGGTTTTAAATTATGCATCAGCAGTGGGAGACTCTGCTTCATTTAATAAACTGGCTATTCTAGGCAATAAATATAGTGCGGATTATTTGCTCGAATCCATCGACAATGTATTAAAAATATCTGGAAATAATACTGCGTTTTTTAATATATCACAAAGTTCGATATATCCAGGTAGAGATGATGGTGAGACTTCTGTTGGTATATCAAGTAATCCATATGGTGCCATCTACATGCAGGACACAGTTACAAAGGACACGGTCCGGTTGGTAATTAGTAATGGTGAAGTACTTGTCCAAAAAGAGCCTTAAATCATGCTAACCCTTAACGGCACTCAGCTCCCATTAAAGAACCTGCGCATTAGCGTGCGTCAACAGTTGGCCGGACAAGATATGTCCGGCCAAACCTCGGCTACTGACCAAGCGGAAACTGGTAGCAAAGGTAAAATTTTGACTGTGAAAGGCGTAATTACTTTTAACAAAAAACAGTTATTAACAAACCTTTTCAGGATGGCGGAAGCACTGGAAGACGGTGCCCGTCAAATCTATCGTATTAGCAACAAGACAGCTGAAGCGCTGAAAATTCGTCAGGTGAAATTCCAAGGCGCCATCCGCGCTGATGAGCAAGATACTCTCCGACAATGGAGTGTGTCATTTGAACTGATAGAACATCTGTCGGTACCCGAGCGAGTAGAGCAACGTCAACCGGATAAAATGGCAGCACAGCAAAAAGTGCAAGGTGTCAGTACGCCAGTAACCAGCGGGCAAAGTGAAGATGTGCCGCCGGACACTGATGTTGAATTAACGGGTGTGTTGAAAGTACTGAAAAGTATCGACAATGCCTTGGCCTAGTGGTGACCATCATGACAAACAATAAGTTTCTTTGCCGTGCTTACATTGGTAAGAGCAAAGTCAATGTAAAGCATCATCGTATTGTCTTTAGTGAGAATACACCTGGGCGCGGTCAGCTAACCGTCGAAGGAGATCCTGAGCCAAACACGATAATTGCTGTTGACTTAGGCTGGGGTGAGTCGATAACGCGTGTATTTATCGGCTATATTGAACGAGTACAGCCAGCAGAAAAGGACTGGTCAACAATATTTTGCCGTGAACTGAGCGCGATACTCTACAAGCCGCTCAATATCATCATGCGTCACCCAACGCTGATGCAGCTGCTTAGCGAAGTGACCAACAAAACAGGGCTGCAATTTGTGGTACCGGAACAGGCCTACAGCAAAACCGCCATTCCTTGTTTTTATAGCGATGGTAATGGCTATCGCGTTATTGACGAGC